AGGTTATACTTATATAGAAGCACCAGGATGAATTTATTCACTGTAACAGACGCTAATATAAGTTAAGCAGTTCTTGGGTAAGGCTCAAACTCCCTTGAATTATACGACTGTAGGCAAATTGGAATAAGCCACCACACTTTCACTGTGGATATTGCGGGTTCAAGCCCCGTCAGTCGTACCAAATGTAACAAAAACTTAATGAAGTTCTTAGGTCTTAGTTAGTGCCATAACTCCTCTGGGGTTTAAATATACTAACTTGATAGAATTTCATTAAGTTTTTATTTACTCAAAATAGAAACAGAATGCAAGCCAACTAAGTGGAATGGTATGAGAACCACGATATGGAATTAACTTGTGAAGAATAAAGACAATGTTATTGTCCCTCTTGGATTAACGAATATATGGAAATGAGATACATACGTCCTTTTAGTAGGCTAAAAGTTATCTCCAGGAGGTCAATGTAAAGGGATTGGGAAGCAGTTGTATAAGCATCCCCGGACTACCAGACTTTACTTAGAACCGCTTCCAGCGACTGATTCATCTCTGGAATGTTCACCAATAATTTTAAGAAGCTTTCAGATGGTAAAACATCCGGGACCTATACAAACCGTGGTAGAAGGTTTCTTAAAGTTATTGAGATTAATTACCTTAATAATTTAGAAAAAATTGATAACTAAGACTTCGATGATAGCTCAACTGGATAGAGCGCTCACTGCTAAGGCGGGGGGAGGTTATGGGTTCGAGTCCCGTTCATTACGACCTGAAAAGATAGACGGCTGATTAAGATCGGTTTATCCTGTTATCAAACAACTAGAAGATATGAATGACGATTCAGAATGTCTAGGTTTTTCGATGATTGAACTGTACATCAATTCAGTTTCGGTGAGGGTACACCGATAACAATACCCAAATTTGGTCTTGTAACTCAGAGGCAGAGTGCTACATTGTCAGTGTAGAAGTCGGGATTTCGAAATTCCTCAGGACCGCCAAATTAGAATAAATATAGCAGAGTAAAGAGAAGTCTGGTTACTCATCGGTCTCATAAGCCGACATTACGGGGGTTCAAATCCCTCCTCTGCACCCAAAATTAATGGCAGATAGAATAATGGTAATTCCCCCGGCTCATAACCGGTGTTCGAAAGAACTATGCAGGTTCAAATCCTGTTCTGCCAACCCGTAGTAGTATTTTGATACATAGAAGTTCAACCTTCTTACTACGACCGTATATCGAACTAAGTATCGAACTTTATAAATAATATATGAATGAAACAAAATATATTATCTATAAGATAACAAACTTAATAAATGAAAAAATCTATATAGGGTGTCATAAATGCGAAGACATTAATGATGATTATATGGGTTCAGGTACACTTTTAAAAAGAGCTAAAGAAAAATATGGTATAGAAAATTTCAGTAAAGAAATTCTTGAAGTATATAATACATCTGAAGAAATGTTTAATATGGAGTCTCAATTAGTAAATGAAGAATTTATTTCTAGAGATGATGTATATAATATTAAATTGGGCGGAGAAGGTGGCTGGGATTATATAAATGACCATAATTTATGTAATACTTTTAATAGAGAATTAAATTTAATTCTCGGAGAAAGAGGTAGGCAATCGCAGAAAATCTTATCAGAAACTGATAATGAATGGGTTAAGCAAAGATCTGAAAATTTATCTGTAAGTAGTAAAAAATATTTTGAAGATGGCGGCATCAATGGATTCGCCGGTAAAGTGCATTCAGACGAAGCAAAAAAGAAAATTGGTGAAGCAAATTCAAAACACCAAAAAGGCGAAGGTAATTCACAATTTGGTAAAGTATGGATTTATAGTTTAGACTTAAAAGAGTCTAAGAAAATAGAAAAAGAAGAACTCCCTAAATATTTAGATTTAGGTTGGTTTAAAGGCCGTAAAATGAAGTTTTGAATTGTTTAAAGTATAAAGGTTAGTAGCCTCCATTATAATAGACTATTATAATTTAATGAAACCTGTTAGTAAGCTGTCACTTACATCTTCTATAATGGTTAGTAATTTTATATTTTAAACAGTCCAAGTTTTAGAATTTTTACAACGACGCTGTGAGATAAAAGATATTCAGACCGGTTTTATGAATATCAAGAGTCAGGAAAAGAGAAAAAATTCAAAGGTTTTAAAGAAAGTTCCCGTATGGGTGATTTGAAGCCCTGGAGATATCCTAAAGTTTTTAGCCTTTAAGAAGAGTATAAAGAGAAAGAGGTTCAAATCCTCGGGAGGGGACTGATAATTTCTATCCCCGCCATGTTGACTGCTGAGGAAAAAAAGTCATTTATTCTTCTTAAAGTGTAAAAACTTATGCTGGTATAGCTCAGATGGCTAGAGCAGTTGATTTGTAATCAACAGGCCCGGGGTTCAAATCCTCGTACCAGCACCATTAAAATATTGAATGAAGAATTTATAAGAATCTTTCATTCAGTATTTACCAAACTGATAAATAGCTGATTGAGCTAGCACATTTGATGCAGTACAAAGAGAGTTAGGTAGCTTTCGAAAAATGTTACTGTCTTATAAATGTGTTCTGTTGTAGCCAATCGGTACGGCACCTGACTGTTAATCAGTGGAAGCAATTCCTATGTAGGTTCAAATCCTACCAGCAGAGCACATTTATAAATAATGTATGAATTACATAATATATAAGGTAACAAACTTAATAAATAAAAAAATCTATATAGGAGCTCATAAATGTGAAGACATTAATGATGATTATATGGGTTCAGGTAAGTATTTAAAAAATGCTCAAGATAAGTACGGTATAGAAAATTTTCATAAGGAAATTATAGAAATTTTCGATAATTCAGAAGAAATGTTTCAACTAGAGTCTCAATTAGTAAATGAAGAATTTATTAAAGATACTAATACTTATAACCTTAGATTAGGTGGAAATGGCGGATTCGATTATATAAATTCTAATAATAAGAATTTATACTATAATGATGAAGGTGAATTATTAAATGGTAAAAATTGGAGTTTAGCTGGAAGGGCGAAACAAAAATGGTTATTTGAAAATGATCCAGAATGGGTCAAATCTTTATCTAATAGTTTATCTGTAAGTAGTAAAAAATATTTTGAAGATGGTGGCATTAATGGGTTTGCTGGTAAAGCACATTCAGATGAAACCAAGAAAAAAATAGGTGAAGCAAATTCAAAACACCAAAAAGGCGAAGGTAATTCGCAATTTGGTAAAGTATGGATTTATAATATAGACTTGAAAGAGTCTAAGAAAATAGAAAGAGATAAACTCCCTGAATATTTAGATTTAGGTTGGCTTAAAGGCCGTAAAATGAAGTTTTAAATATTCCGGGTTAGCTCAGTTGGTAGAGCAGGTGTCTGTTAAACACAAGGTCGCAGGATCGTGCCCGCACCCGGAGCCAAAATTGCTGATTTAGCTCATCATTGGAAGAGTACCGCTTTTGTACTGCGGAGGCGACGGGTTCGAGTCCTGTAATCAGCTCCATAAAATTAATTCAAGTATAATTTAGAATTATATTTCGATTAGTTTTTGCTTATTAAAAGGTTTAACCACTTTTAAAATCAGGGAGGCATGATATAGTCATAGCCGTTTGAACCTAAGCTAAATGACCAATTTAGTAGATTTTATTAATACCTCTAACGAGTCAATTCTTAGAATTTTGAAATAAGCTCATCAGGGCAGTTAGTTTTCAGTCTTACCTCTAGTGGCATTTTAGCGGCTATGTAAGGTCTACACTGATATAATTCTTTCGCTGGGCTGTAGACGTCTAGGCACTGGTGGGCAGATTTCAGAATTTTATAAATATATTATAAGAGATATTAAATATGTAGAAGCTCTTCGACGTTCCTTCTACATATTTAATCTGAACGTCGAAATTCACTCTTATAATTTAATAAAAAGAATTATAATGAACTATAAAAATATAAGCATTCTACTCGGTGAACAATCTAAATATAGTATAACATATATTAATATAATTAGAAAAGCACATGATAGACAAAGAGTTATAAATCCTAAAATATATGAGAATCATCATATATTACCTAAGTCAATATTTCCTAAATATAAATCTTTAATAAAACATAAGTGGAATTCAGTATTACTAACATTTAAAGAGCACTATATTTGCCATCTATTAATATACAAACATTATAAAAGCATATTTAAGAAAAATGAATTTAAAAAAATGGCGTATGCAATATTAGGAGTTAAAAATTCTACCGGTTATGCTAAAAATAGAATTAATGCAATAAAACTTAATACTGTTATAATAAATAAGGAATGGTTACAGAATGAATTAAAAACCAAGAATTTAACATTAATAGTAGAAGAATCCAAATATAGTAAATATTTATTAACAAAATGTATAAAAGAATATAATTTAATACAATATGTTAAATATGGAAAAGTTCGAGATGGACGAGAAGGAGATAAATTCGATATAGATAAAGAATGGTTGCAGAATGAATTAAAAACTAAAACTATTTCTGAAATTGCTACTAATAATTTTAGTGTTAGAGTTATCAGAAATAGGATAAAAAGGTGGAATTTAATATTAGTTTAATATTACTATGTTATAATAATAGTATGAAAGTTGATAATTCATAGGTCTTCTATTACCTTCGTAAAAATAGAACGCATAGAGGTTAGCTTCCATTGAATCTGCGTAAAATTCAAATAAAGTTAGATACTTACTAATCTGGTAATATTGGAAATCTAAGAATATTAGATAGAGTCTTGCCATGAAGTGGCATAGAGACTTATGAAGCGTTTAATATTTGGATTTTTTAAATATATTTTAATAATATTATTATAGTATTATAATTTAATATTAGTTTAATGTATTTTCGTTATAATAAGATATAAAAGGATAAGAATGAATAAAATCGGAATTTGGATAACAATAGTTGCACTAGCATCAATGGCGGCTTGTGCTGATATTAAAGCAGATACAAATGCTACAGAAATAAGTGTACAGAAATGTACTGGTTGTCATGGTAAAAACTTTGACAAAAAAGCCCTAGGGAAATCAAAAGTAGTTTCAGAAATGAAATATTCAGAGATTAAAACAGCATTAGCTGGTTACCAAGATGGTACTTATGGTGGGACTATGAAAGGTCTTATGGTTGGTCAAGTAAAAGATATGAATGAAACTTCAATTGATGCTATGTCAATGCATATTGCAAGAGATTGTAATGAAACGGTTTGTATCGTAAAATAATACTTTGGTGATCAGCAGCCAATTTGAGAAATCTAACAAATGCGGGAACCGAAAAATTTTTGATAATCAGAGGCGAAAGCCGAAGACATGTGGTTATTTTAGATTCCATATTTGATGTGTGGTAACAGCACTAGTCCATAAGTGACGAATCAAATTTTGCCTAAAATACTTATTGAAGACTTGTAGACAAGGTGGTACAAGTATAAATAACGTCCTTGTCAACTACCCCTTTAAGTAGGGATAATATGGGGAATAACTGAATCGATTGGTTATTAAAGTAAATGTAGAAACAAGTAGATAATGAGTTATATCTTAAAAATACTTAACAAATATAAGTGCAAATAACACAAACTATTCTCGTAGAGGAGTCCTAGCGGCTTAATCAACGACTAAGGAACTATCCTTAGTTACCAAAAATAGTAACCGTAAAAACGATAAGGGTGATATCTTATCAAAAAGTTTTAGAATTTTTTACAAAAATCGGGAATTAGCTACCATAAGCGCTTAACCTTAAACTTGTATAATTTCGAAATTGAAACAATAATTAAGAACCGGAGTCGAATCCGGATTCTCCACCAATCTTTTATTAAGACTTAAAATTAAAAACTAATTGTAAATTTTAATAAAGAATTAATGTTAATTATGGTATAATATAGTATAATTAAAAGAAGGATAAGAATGCAAACATCTAAATGTTTCTGTGTAAATTGTGAAACTATTCAACAAGGCGGCTCTAAATGCTTAAAGTGTCAAAGTGACTCTTTATTCCATATTGGCACTATCGCGAGATTCCCAAAACACCCAAAGAAAGAAGATTACGAATACTTATTTGGTATTTTAATCAACTCAATGACACGTTCTTATGACTTAAAAAATGTTACGAAAATTCATAAGTATATTACTAATCACAAATATAGTAATAGTATAAATCCAAATGTAAAATTATCTTATAAAGAGAGAGCTGAAGCATTACTTAAAACTGCAAATGAAAGAAAACTTCAAAATCAGAAAAAAATTGATGAGAAAAGACTCAGTGGTATTTGGGCTTTTTTTAATGATGATGAACTCACTGTATTAAAAAACATAGGTACTAAAGATAAAAAAGATTATTATATTCAAGGATTAGGGTTTTTCTTAAGTAGAGAATCTTATAACATCAATGATGAAACTAATCCATTTAGACCTAAAAAAGCCCCAAGTAAATGGGTGGGTGATGCAATTTTCTTTAAGACAAGAAGAGAAGCTTTAGCTGTTTCAGCTACAGTATGTCAAAAGTTTTTAGATTCTGAAGTCTCTGAAGGACACGGAAAACTAATAGAATTCGCTAAAACGTATGCGAAGAAACAAAGTCTACAGGATTTACTTCCTGAATATTTTGTATAAGAAGGATTAAAAATGTCAGTGAATAGAAAAGAGATAAGCATAAAACAACATTTTTTAGAATCGGATAATATTTACAAAAGTATTGCCGGATTTAAGCCAGAAAGTTTACAAAGAATTTCTGATGCTTTAGATCTGTATATGTCTTTAGAAGTTGGTACAGTAGAAGGGTCTGAAGAAGACTTTGAAAAATTATATGATTGTAGAGTATCATTAGATGTTATTATACAATCTAATATTGAAATTAATAAAATGAAGGAAAAATAATGACTGAAGAACAAATGGATAGAATGATTGAGATTAGAAATGCTTATAAAGCTGGCGATATTACAGAGCAAGAACATTTAGAAATGATTGATATTGAGGTATTTGGAAATTCTCCAGTAGAAAAAACAATTTCTATTAAAGAAACTGAAAGTGGTTTTATGACTATGAGGTCTGTACCAATGCAACCAGGGGAATTATATGAACCAGAAGAATATGAGACAACACCATTAACAGATGAAGAAGTCGAAAAGCTAGATAGTTATGATAAACTATCTGGATATTCGGATGAAACAAATGATGGTGGAACAATTACATTAGAACAAATTTCTAACCACTATTTAGAGATGGGTATTAGCGGCTTTTATCAATTCGATATAGATTGTGATGATAATAAACAAGATGAGTATTTTGTTCAAGTAGATGGAGATGACAATTCAAAATTTAGCATTTGGATGGATATTTATAAAGCTAATAACCCAGATGAAGATTTAGAATGGTTCTTTGGTGACACATTAGAGGAACCAATGGAATGCTACTACTGGTATGAAAGAAATGAAGATGGCTCTCAATCGGAAGATTCTAAAAAATTCTATGAATTTGTTTCTAAGTATTGCGAACTTGAAGAAGGAGATGGTTGCTAATGGGAATGGGATTATTTGGAAGTTCAAGCTCTAGTTTAGTTAATAGTTTCAGTAATGAATATGATGGAATGTATGAACATGCAGATACCGCACAAGACCCAGACCCGGAAATTTTCAGAATTGAAGGAACTCTACAGATGGGAGATTATCTTATTGCTGTGATTGTTTACCCAAATTGTACAAATTTTGAAGGTAAAAAGGTTATTGTATTTAAAGATACAACAATCAAAGAACTCAATAATATGAAAATAATTGACCCACATTTCTTAGAACAGAATAAAGTAATTGCTAGATTTGTCCCTACAGATGAAGGCTTAATCTATGCTATTAAATTTATAGATTCATTAATTCTTTCTTAGTTTAAGCCAGTTTTAATGTTAAACATGGTATAATATAGAGAAGGATTATTATGACATTTAAAGAAAAATATGGAGATAAATCAAATGAAGTATATGATGGAGATTTAAACGTATCAATGGAAAGATTAACATCTTTAGAGGGTTGTTATAAAATAATCAAAGGAGACTTTTATTGTCATAATAATAAACTAACGTCATTTAAGCATTGTCCGGATATCAAAGGAAACTTTGATTGTTCTAATAATAAAATAACTTCTTTTGAACATTGTCCGGATATCAAAGGAAACTTTGATTGTTCTAATAATAAAATAACTTCTTTTGAACATTGTCCGGATATCAAAGGAAACTTTGATTGTTCTGATAATAAAATAACGTCTTTTAAACATTGTCCGGATGCCAAAGGAGATTTTAATTGTTCATATAATAAAATAACGTCATTTAAACATTGTCTGGATATCAAAGGATATTTTGATTGTTCTAATAATAAAATAACGTCATTTAAGCATTGTCCAGATATCAAAGGATATTTTGATTGTTCATATAATAAAATAACGTCATTTAAGCATTGTCCAGATGTCAAAGGAGACTTTTATTGTCATAATAATAAAATAACGTCTTTTGAACATTGTCTGGATATCAAAGGATATTTTGATTGTTCTAATAATGAACTAACGTCATTTGAACATTGTCCGGATGTCAGAGGGATCTTTAATTGTTCTAATAATAAAATAACGTCTTTTAAACATTGTCCAGATGTCAAAGGAGACTTTTATTGTCATAATAATGAACTAACGTCATTTAAACATTGTCCAGATGCCAAAGGAGACTTTGATTGTCATAATAATAAAATAACGTCTTTTGAACATTGTCCGAATATTAAAAGAGGCTTTTATTGTTCTAATAATAAAATAACGGTATTTAAATATATTAAATATTATAAAATTATTAATTTTGATTTAGAACATTTAGAATATCTAGAATACTGTAATATACATTATCCAGAGTATTTAGTTTAAATTTAAGTAAAATTTAAGTAAAATTTAAGCCAGTTTTAATGTTAAACATGGTATAATATGAAGAACATAAATAGATTTTAAAGGAATTATTATGAGAAATGAAAGAAGAAGTACAAGTAGAAGTAAAGTTAGAGTATTTTTTATATTAGAAATTATTATATCAGTAATGCTAGTATATGTATTATCATTAATGTCATTACCAACTGGAATATTAATAGGAGCATTTGTATTTTTAATGTTTAGTCCATTTAATAGATTTACAGAGAAGTGTTCATTTATTACAGCAAATTTTGTAATTAATAGCGAGAGAAATTTTAGAAAAGTTTAATAAAATATAAAGAAGGAACAAGAATGAAACCATACACAATGTACTTAGATGATATTAGAGACCCTAAAAATGATTATACAGTAATCGCTAGAACTTCGCAAGAAGCTATCGATTATTTAACTTGCCCTTTAGGTTGTCCTGTATTTATTTCATTTGACCACGATTTAGGTGGTGATGATACAGCTATGGTTGTTATTAAATTTATGATTGAAAGAGACTTAGATATGAATGGGGAATTTATCCCTAAGGGTTTCGAGTTTAATGTTCATAGTGCTAATCCAGTTGGAGCAGCAAATATTAACGGTTACTTAAATAGTTATTTAAATCAGAAGGATAGAAAATGAGTAAAGTATTTACAACATCAGATTATCATTTTGGGCATAAAGCTATCTGTAAATACAGAGACCAGTTTAAAACTCCAGATGAACACGATGAATATATTATGGAACAATTTAGAAAAGTTGTCGGTAAAAGAGATTTAACGTATTTCCTAGGAGATATGGCTTTTACTGAAGAAGGCTTAGATAAAATTGCGACATTACCAGGTCGTAAAAGACTTATCATGGGTAACCACTGTTTTCAACACTATTCAAAATATCAAGATAAAATATTTGAAGTTTTTGAAGAAGTTTTAGGCTCTAAGAAATATAAAGGAGCTTGGTTAAGTCATATTCCAATTCATCCAGATGAGCTTAGAGGTAACTATTGTATTCATGGGCATGGGCACAATTATGAAATAGATGATAAACGTTATCAAAGTGTATGTCTTGAAATTACGGATTATAAGCCTGTAGAAATTAAAGATGTTATTTCTGAACTTGCTAGAAAAAACCCTGAATATGAGACAGCAAGATTAAAACAAAAAGAAGAAAGATTTAAAAGAGAGGTAATGTAATGCAAGAATATAAGAAAATAAAAAAACCATATAGAATTATTAAGAAACATAATACATATTATTTTCAGAAGAGAGGATTTTTGTGGGGTTGGAATGACAAGTATATTATGTCAAGCTTACACAACTGTAAAGCAGGATATTTCCAGGAAGTATTAAGAGAAAAATATCCTGACTTAGACTTAGATGAAGTTATAAAAAAATATGTAGACTGCTCAAAAGTGAGAGACTAATGAAAATATTATCTAATAATAAGAAAGCTAAATTCGATTACTTTTTAAGTGATTGTTTAGAAGCCGGTATGGTATTAACAGGTGCTGAGACTAAATCAATTGTTTCTGGGAATATTTCACTAAAAGAATCTTATGTAAAAATTATAGGCTCAGAAGTTTTCTTAATCGGTGCGCAAGTTACACCATCACAAAATCTTGTATTTTCAAGTTACAGTGATTTCAATTCTAATAGAGATAAGAAATTATTACTGAATAAAAAGCAAATTAAGAAGTACAGTAAACTAACTCAAGAAGTTGGTACAACTTTAATATTAAAAGATGTTTATGTTGCTGAAAACGGAAAGATTAAATGTACTGTTTGTGTAGGAAAAGGTAAAAAGAATTTTCAGAAGAAAAATCTTATTAAAGAGAGAGATTTAGATAGACAAATTGGAGAGGTTTAATTTACAATTATCTAAATGCCATCTTTTTATAACATTTATTGATATCATACATTTACAATGAGGGCATTTCTCTTTTTTATGTACCTTACCTTTATGAATTCCTTTCATTTTTAATTTCCGCTCTTCTGAAAATTTAATTCCTAAATTTGCGTCACTTAATTTTCTTTTATGCTCTTCGGTTTTAATAATTCCTTTTTTAGCTTTCGATATATTTTTATTATGTTCTTCTGAATTCTTTCTGCCTAATTTAGATTTTGACATTTTCAATTTGTTTTTTCTGTATGTTTATATCCCAAATGTACAGAGATTAAATTGCTATTATTATAAAATTCATTTTTTGTAACTGTTAAAGTAACACCATTTTCATCGATACAATGGACTTGGTCAAAATGAGATTTACTTAAGTTATCCCTATGCTCATCATTAAAAGTATTATTTATTCTATACCATTTTATAGCTAATGATTTATTCATATACTTATCATTATATATTAGATTATGCCTTTTCTGATAAATATATTCGGCTATTGTTGCCATGTTTCTTTTATAAAATTTTCTTAAAATTTTAGTCTTAAACAAATGTGGATTATTTTTTCTTTCCTGGACCCAAATTTTCTTATATTTTTTAGATGATACTGAACCATTATAACCATTTTCGATTTTCGATATAGTACCAGATCCAAAATACCATGGTGGTAATTTATTACCTAAATAATGAGTTAAATATATACAATATTCTTTTTGATTTCTAGACATTGAAGTCTCCTATAATTTATAATTATAAGAGGGTTGATGGACCAAAATATATAAGCCGATAGGTCCATCAAGAGTATCGGCTTATATATTATCTCTTATGATATATTTATATAAGCTAAATACTTATAAAATCTAAAATTTATATACTATTTTAAACTCTATTTTATCTAAATTTGTAAACCAATCTTCTTTTTGTTGAACATTTTCGATATCGGTTGATTTAGAAATTGAGAAGAAATTAGGAACTTTTCTTGAAATTGTTTTGGTATATCTTGACTCTATACTTAAGTTATCTGTAATATCGAAACCACCAAAAACACTGTATTGGTCGGCTTCTCTATTTTGCCACCATGAATGATTACTTAAGAATAAAGTACCATGATTCATTGAAACCCAATTAGCATATGTTTTAAAATATTCAGTACCTATAAAATATCCATGACTACCAATTTCGTCTTCATATTTTAAATTTGCTTTCCAAGCATAACCAGTGTTATCTTGATTTTCTGTTTCAAATCCTGCATAAGGTAAAAATGGTTGGTAAGATGCAGGCACTCTTGAATCTATTAATCCTTCAACATTTTCTTTTGAATTACTAATACCACCTTCTATTGAGAATAAAAATCCAGAATAAGCAGTATCATCAAAAATATATCCAGCGCCATATAAAGTTATATCTGTATAATCTAATGGTTCTTCTGTACCACTATTGGAAACAACATTTGCAGTAAAATAATTTAGTTCAAAGTAATGTCTGTCTTTTTCATAATTAATAATTGAGAAAAATCCATCACTACCATCATTATTATCATAACCTAATGAGTTATAATTTGCTTTATTGGTCCATTCGGCTACACCAGCAATAAAATTAACACCTTCATATTCATATCTTAAGAATGAACCTAAGAATACTTGGTCAATTAGTAGCTCAATACCATTTCCACCATGTTTAGATGGTTCCTGGATTTCTGAAAATTTTCCACCTCTAAATGGAATAAATCCACCGTATACCGAAATATCTTTATACTTATGAGATAACATAATAGAATTAATTTGAAGATCATTTCTTTTTTTGTATCCTAATGATACATTTTTATAATCTGGGATTTCTTTATTGTGGTGAAATGCTTCAACATCTATATCTAATCCAAAGTGATAATACTCAGCTCTTACATTAAAATCCCAAGCTACTCTATGTAAATCGTCGTGAGATTTTATATATTTCGATTTACCACTTCCATAAATTGAATGTGTCTTTAAGATATTTTCCATTTCAAATTTAAACTCTTCTCCAAATAATGCTATACCCAATAATAAAACTAAGACTATTCTCATGATAATCTCCCGAAGTTAAGTTTCTTGCTATAATTATAAAGGCAAAGCATCAAAATCTTTTTTTCTTCTTTAGATATGTGATAAATGTAACATTTATCGTTATTATTAAGAAAGCGAATCCAGCCTTTAGTACTTTTAGTTCTAAAATCTAATCCTTTTTTTATAAGAATAGATTGGATTTTTTTATTTAAAGAACAAGCTTCACTTGCTGTTGCTTCTACAGATAAGAATAATAAAATAATAATAATAATTGCTAATGATTTCATAATTCACCTTTATCGGAACAAATTATATTTGCCCATTCTGCTTTAATGTTGAGCTTAAATATAGTCCCAGCCTTATCGGTTTTGACAAGTTTTAAACTACCTTTAGCACCTTCAAGTAATTGTTTATTAATAAATAGACCATTACCTCTTTTTTCACCGTTAGATTTCGTTGAAAAATCTTCATCATATATTTTATTTATATTATGTGACTTAATACCATTACCATTATCCGCTATAAAAAATGATAGTTCACCAATTTTTACAGCATTTTCCATTGTAATTTTAATATTGGTACTATGCGCATCAATAGAATTTTTAAGCAAATTAAGGATAACTGCAATTAGTTCGCCATTTTGCATAAATGTATTGTTTAATGTAAAATTATGAAGGTCTTCATCAATAATAACTTTAAAATGTTCAGATTGAGTAACTAGTAAAACATTTATAGTAGTTTCTAATACTTCATATATATTTTTCTCATTATCTTTTTTTAGAGATTTGAATGCTTTCATTTTATCTAAAACATCTGAGAGTTGTAATAAACTAGCATCAACTAATTTAAAATCCCTTGCAAATTCATCAAAATGATTAAGGCAAGCTTCTTTTTCTCGTTTACATAAAGAACAGTTTCTATCAGTTTTAATTTTCTCAAAGAAGTGTTCAATTTTATGTATCTTATTTGAAACTACAGTTAATGGGGTGTTAAGTTCATGGTGTAAATTTTCTGTTAAGATTGCCACATTTTTCGAGTATATTTCTGAATCTCTTTTAAGAACATTTAAATATCTTATTTTATTATTATGCCTTAGTCCTACTATTAATAATGATATATTTAGGAATAATATAATGAATATAATGTTTAAACTTTGAGTCTTAAGTATTTCCATAATATCATTAATATTTATTACAACAAATCCATTTATCGGAGCAAGTTTAATATAAACATCTAACTTATTGGTGATATATCCGTTATTGGAAATTTTTAAGATTGTTTCTATAACTTCATCAGTTTGTTTTAACTGTTTAATATCTTTATATTCTAAATTTGTGGAGTAAGTTATATTATCAGTAGATATATATAAACAATCTGATAATATACATAAGTGTTCTAAATCAATTTCTTCATATTCAAAAACATTTTTCTTTACATTAACAACTGTTCGCTCTACATATATAGTAGCTATTGTATATACTAGTGTAAGATTAGCAACAAATAAAACACTTAATATATAGATGAATAAGTGTAAATTCTGCTGGACAGAATCTTTAACATAATTAACTATATACTTGGTTGGGCAATTCATTTTAACCCTTTAGCTGAAATTCTTCTTTTTTAAATAACTTTACAATATCTGCTTTGGTTTCTTGATAATTTTTGTTGCCTTTGAAGATAATAAATCTATCAATTTTCTCATCAAAATTATTCTCAAATTTATTTACTTTAAGTTTAATGTAATCAACATATTCAGAAATAACATTACCTGTATAAAAACATAAGTTATGACATTTGTATTCTTCATTTAATAATATAGCCACATCGATTCCATCTAATCTTGTAAGTTTATCACCTAAATTCATTTTACCAGGTAACACTATATCAATAATAGCATAATCAATTTTATCTATGTCTATGCTTTCTAGAGTTCTCTTTAAAACAAATGGTGCATATTTGTCATAGAATGTAAGTATATTATATTCATCTAAATTAATGATTCCTTCTTTTTCAATATCATTAATAATGTCTTCAATAATAGAAACTATACCTCTTGAATCATCAATAATTATAATATTCTTTTTAGCTGGGTCATACTCATTAATAATTCTTTCTATTGGGATTTTTAAATCTACTTCGTGCTTATCAGCACAGATTCTAGACATATCCACACATTCAGCCATAACCTCAACTTCTTTCTTTTTAAATAATGCTTTTATTATATTAAATAACCATATAAATTTATTCATCATCGTCTCCTGGTACTTTAATTTTAGCCGATTTTTCTATTTTTATTCCATAATAAGATAATATACCTTCTATTAAATATTCACTTCTAGCTATTCCAACTATAATTCCAAGAGCAACACACACAGCTGCAATTACTTTAATATTTTCTATTGAGAAATAAGCCTTATGTTTTTTATTCGGTTTAGTAGAAAACGATATTTTATCTATTATATTACTATTAAAATTTCCAGTAAATTCTATCAGGTCTTCTAATGTTAATCTTGTAAGTTCTTTATCGGTCTCAAAACGGTCAAGCAAAAAGAGTTAATATTTTCAGTTCTTAACCTAATTCTTAGGTTCTTAATATTATCATTTAATTTTTTTAAATCTTCCAATTACGTTCCATTTTTATATTTGTTTGTTTTTAAAATTTATTACTTTAGTTTATTTATGAATCTCTAAATTCTTTTCAAAATAGAGCAAATTTAAGCTTCGTTTAATGTTAAACATGTTATAATATGGTATAAAGAGAAAAGAAGGATTAAAAATGAATTTAACAGCAAATCAAATTGACGAGTTACAAGCTAAAGGTGAGATTTCATTATCTCAAGCGATTACATTAAAACTTAAAATTGACAATCCGTTAATTGGGACAAGTATAATTAGTGATACTAATCATTATGGACCTGGTCGTACAAGAGGTGAAGTTACTTTAAATGATGCTATTATTAGCTCAGTAGAACGTGGAAATTTTTCAGCAGTTGAACTTATCGATGAAGTTCAAGCGGAAGGTTATGAATTCCCGGAAACTGTTCCGGAAGATTCTTGTTTTGATAGACCCGCATACTTAGTAAGTCTTATTACTGCTCAATTGAAAAATACTTTTGATGCTCAGTTAGTAAGTCGTACTAAAGGTTTATCTGGTGGCCGTCAAGTATTTATTTACGAAACTTATAAAGGAGTTTAAATTCTTTTGAATTTAGCTCAAATTTAAGCTAGAACTAATACTAAACATGGTATAATATAGTATATAAAGAAGGATATATTATGAAATTAAGAAATTTTAATACGTTGTTACAAGCTAAAGGTGAGATTAATCTTTGTACTCGCTCTCCAAAGAGTACTAGAAAGAAGCTTAAGAGCCGTAATGGTAAACTTGCCACTCGTGCTTTAAGGAAACAATTGAACGATTATTAGTATTAAAATTCTTTATAAATAATAATAAAGGATTAAAATGTTAAATGAAGCATCACTATCTAGAGTCAAGAAACATTTTGACGATAAAGATACAACAATTGTAATTTTTACGGCGTTCAGAGATGGCGTAAAGTATGAAGACAATGTTAAAAAAAATAAATCATTTGCCGCAGAACTTAAGAATAACAAATTTGGTTATTTTTTCGTTAACGGTTACTTCCCAGAGAATGAGGGAACAGACCAAGAAGTTAATGTAAAAGAAGATAGTATATTTGCGATTGCAAGCGGTTCTCAAGGCGATAAGTTAATTTCATTAGCTCATAACCTTGCAAATTCTGCAGACCAAGATAGTATCATTGTTAAGGAAGCATCTGGAGAAATTTATTTTCTTGACCAAAGCGGTAAAAAAGATAAACTAGATGGAGAACTAAAAGCTGGTAAAATTGGAAAATATTATACTCAGTTAAGAAACAAGAAAAAGACTAATACATTTGTATTTGAAAATATTACAGATGCTCCAGGATTTATTAGTTCTTTTAGAAAACATTTCGTCAAAGAGGACGATATATAAATTTCGAAATTCTTTCTGAATTTCTGAATTTCAGAATTCTTTCTGAATTTAAGCTAGAACTAATGTATAACACGTTATAATAGTACATATAAAGAGTTAGAGGTTACGGTTACGGTTACGGTTAGAGGTTAGAGGTTACGGTTAGAGGTTACGGTTAGAGGTTAGAGGTTAGAGGTTAGAGGTTAGAGGTTAGAGGTTACGGTTAGAGGTTACGGTTAGAGGCCGTATGGTAAATAGGAGTCGGAAGCCTTACCTTTTCCCTGAATGTTTAAATTCTTTTTGAATTTAAGCTAGAACTAATGTATAACATGGTATAATAGGTACATATAAAGAGAGAGACATATAAATTTTCAAAGAGTCTTCAAAATCTGAAAAGATTGAAAATTCTTTGAAAGTTTAAGCTTACTTTAATAAAGTTATGATATAATATAACATAACGAGTAAGTAGCAACTTATCGAAAACAATACTTTTATAAATAAAGTATATAAATTAAAAAAGGAATACACATGAAAAATGTTAAATCGAACTATCGCTTTTATCAAAACGTTTCAGCTAATGTAGCAGGCTTTATTATGCCTTTACATAGATGTATTCCTTCAAGTGCCTTACTGGGTTGTTCGTTTATTGGACAACCGAAACAGTGGCACGTGAGTCAACTCCTAAAATAGTTTCTTAAAATCTCTTCTCAAGGGCTTTTAAGAAGCTCTTTGTGGAAGTAGAATTAAGAAATATCTCCCAAGATACTTTCTAAAAATACTAACATAAATCTTCAAAGAAGATACTATATATCCCAGTATATATTTGTCTTCAAGTTTATTAACTTATTATTGTTAAACATATTTTACATATTTTACATAATCGTAGATTGCCTGAGTGGACAAAAGGAGCCGGCTGATAACCGGTGGCAGTAATGTCTCGTTGGTTCGAATCCAACATTTACGACCAAATATGGGGTATTAGCTCAATCGGGAGAGCACTAGGTTTGCAACTTAGAGGTACTCGGATCGTAACCGAGATACTCCACCAAAAATTATGGAGACTGAAAGTCGTTTTGGATACGGCAGCAAGACTGTAAATCTTGTCTTTAGGGGAGTGGTTCGAATCCACCAGGCTCCACCATAAAATATATGTATGTGTGACCCGAATTGGTTTAGGGACTCGCCTTTTAAGCGAGATTATGCAGGTTCAAACCCTGTCACATACACCAATATACATTATTCAGAAATTAAAAATATTTGAATAATGTATATTTAATATACAGATAAGCCAGGTGCTCTACCTTATAAATAACTTATAAGGGTTAATTATGAACTTAATTGAATTAGAGTTAAATGAAGAAACAAATAAATATAAATGTCCACATTGTGATAAAGAATATTCAAAGTATGGAATAAAAAATCATATTGAACAATCTCATAATGGTAAGAAAAATGGTATGAGTGGTAAAAAAGCTTGGAACAAAGGACTTACTAAAGAAACAGATGATAGAGTAAAACAGGCAGCTGATACTCTAAATGAAGGTTTTGAAAGTGGTAGAATAATTCCAGTTCAAACAGGAAAACCAATTTCACAAGAGACAAAAGATAAAATTTCTAAATCTAGAATAAAATATTTGAAAGCTAATCCTGATAAAGTGCCTTACGTTCTTAATCATTATTCCAAGGGAGAAAGTTATCCAGAAAAATATTTTAGAGAAGTGTTAGAAAACAATAATATATTATTTGAGCAAGAGAAAAGAGAGAGTATATATTCTTTAGATTTTGTTATTGGAAATATTAATTTAGAAATAGACGGTGAACAACATTATGTTGATAATCGAATAGTTGAAAGTGATATTAAAAGACAAAAATATTTAGAAGATTTAGGTTATGAAACAGTAAGAATTAGATGGTCTCATTATCAAAAATTAGCTAGAGAAGAAAAAGAAGAATTTATAAAAAATCTTATAAAAAATATTGAGGATTAGGCAAGCGGTATGCCAGCGTGTTTTGAACGCGTAGATCCGGGGTTCGAATCCCTGATTCTCAACCAAAATTATGCCTAGGGTTAGCGGGAACAGCTAATGCTCATAACATAAGTCAATGGAGTTCAAACCTCCAACTAGGCACCAAAAATATATGGGTGAGGGAAAAATGGTAATCCGCTTCATTTGGGATGAAGAGACAGCTGGTTCGATACCAGTCACCCGTACCATTAAAATATGCTGAAGTAGCTCAAATGGTAGAGCACTGGAGTGAAGCCCCAGGTGTAGTCGGATCGTTACCGACCTTCAGCACCATAAAAAATAACTAGATGTGACGGGAATTGGTTTCCGTGCTCCCTTGGATGGAGGAACATGCAGGTTCGAGTCCTGTCATCTAGACCAAAATATATTCCTATAGCTCAGTTGGCAGAGCACTATCCTTCCAAGTTAGGTGTCGGGATTTCGAAATTCCTCACCCGCTCCAAAATATATGCTCGAGTAGCCGAATGGTTTAGGCAATCGATTTAGAATCGTAAATTTGAAGATTCGAATTCTTCCAGGGGTACCAAAAAATATGCTGGCGTAGTGCAATTGGTAGACGCATCGGTCTTAAAAACCGTCCAGGTGTGGGTTCAAATCCCACCGTCAGTACCAAAAAAAATAAGGAAAGAAATGTCATTTATTACACTTTTAATAGTAGGTTCATTATTATTAATGATAGTACCTTTAGTAGTTGATAAGTATATTCTAAAATACTTATAAAATATATCGTTGTAGTCTAATTGGAGAGGCAATGACCTTCTAAGTCATAAAATGTAGGTTCGAGTCCTATCAGCGATACCAAATTTATTATAAGGGAATTTTAAGATGTGCACAATCTTAAATAACTCTTTAGTGAATTTTCCATGGGTCTAGAACCTAAAAATAAACTAGAATCGCCTCCAGTTTGGCGGGTAAAAATAAATCTGGAACCAAAGATGGTGTTAGTAGATTTAATGGTAGAACGCTGGCCTGTGAAGCTGGTAGATGAGGGTTCAAGTCCCTTCTTTCACCCCAAATGGTTCCTTACGTTAATGGTAAACGAGCAGGTTGCTAACTTCTAGGTAATGAATAAAAAAATAGTTCGGGAAGTATAAATAATATAAGGATATATTATGAACTATAAATTACATTATGAAAAACTCATTCAAAGAGGTAAAAATAGAAAATTAGATTGTTATAAAGAAGTACACCATATATTACCTAGATGCTTAGGTGGCGAAAATGATAAAAATAATTTAGTAGAATTAACTGCTAGAGAACATTTTATTGCTCATATATTATTAGTTAAAATATATCCGAATGAGTATGGATTAATTAAAGCAGTTAATATGATGTGTACTTCAAGTAATAATCAAGACCGCATTCATAACAGAATGTACGGATGGCTAAAAGAAAAGTTTAGTATTGAAATGAGTAGAAGTCAAATAGGTGATAAAAATTCGCAGCATGGAACTATGTGGATACATAATTTAGATTTGAAAGAGTCTAAAAAACTTTCCAAAAGTGAAGAAATTCCTTTAGGTTGGCTTAAAGGTCGTAAAATAAATTGGAATAAACCAAAAGTAAAAATTGATAAAATATTTAATAGAAGAGTTAATACTATTAAAAAGAATATGATTGAAAGAATATATAAAGATAAATTACTAAAATATAATTTAATAAGTAAAAAAATTTTAGCAGAATATCAATATATATTATTTAGAAAAATCGGTTTTGAATCTTATAAAAATGTAGTATCATATAATAAATCATACGAAAATTTAATAATGGGATTTAAGAGAAACGCTAAAAATTATGTATCATTAGATCATAAAGCAGCAAAATCGCGGTGAGTAAATTAGCCAGGGACTGGCACTGTTTGCTAAACAGTTGGAGGTGTTAAAACCTTTCGGATCGATACCGATTCTCTCCACCAAAATATGTCGGTATAGCCAAAAGGAAAGGCACCAGCTTGCAACCCTGGGATTGAGATTTCGAAATTCTCTATCGACTCCAAATGCCCTTATAGCACAACTGAATAATGCTCAGAGCTACGAACTCTGATAGTGCAGGTTTGAATCCTGCTAAGGGCTCCAAAATATTTTTAAGGACTTAAATGAAGACTGTTTTAAATGATAGACAAGCGTTAGAAGTTCCTAGAAATATTTTTGATACGTATGACTTAGATGATTATGATGAATATTATGATGATTATGGCTATGGGTATGATTATTATTTTGGGCATGATATACCCCCAGAAAGTTTAATTATCTCAAAAGATAAAGAAGGAATTAAAGTATTCCAAACAGACTCTAAAACTTATTATGATGAAGTTATAATTGATAAAGATTATCAATTAGATGATGTCATGGAAGAAGGATTTTTCAAAGACATTGATGTTTTTATATCTTCAACTGCAGAAAGTGAAATACTTCACAAATACCCCGAATACTTCGTTTAATTTCCAAATTCTTTCAAAATTCAAAAATTCTTTTCAAATTTAAGCTTACTTTAATGTTAAACATGGTATAATATAGTATATAAGAAGGATTGAAAATGAATGTAAATTATGAAGATAAAACAAAAGAAGAGTTAATAGAGCTTATTAAGTATTATAGACATGATAGTTTAACTGGAATGAAACTTAGAAAAGATTTTGAAGTTGAATTAACAGAAAGATTTTATGGTACAGATAATTTTTACTTATCAATGTTTGATGTTAATAATTTACATTCAACTAACAGAGATGAAGGATATGCGGCAGGTAATGATTTAATTAGAAGAGTTGCAAATCATATTATGTTTTATTGTCAAAAAAATTCTTACCGTTATGGTGGAGATGAATTTATGGCATTTACAAATGAAGCACCTAATTTTACACAAATTAATAGTAAAGAAGCATGTTGTGCTACTGTATTTTCTGGAGATTTTGAAAGTCCACAATCTTTATTAAAAGAAGTTGATAGACTTTTAACACTTAAGAAAATAGAACTACGCAAAGGTGTAGATGATAGAAGACAATAATGTATTTAATGCAAGGTCAATATTATGGGAAAATATTTGCAGAAGCTAATAATTTAAGAGCAATTTGTTTTAAAGAATTTAGTGAGCCAATATATTATGATAATGAAAAATGTATTTTAATGATTTGCCAAGATATGTTTTTACTTGAGTATAAAGCTTATTTGAAACCATTATCAAGAGCTTATCCGAATTTTATTCATGGGGATGCAACTGAAAATGATGAGAGAATTTTGTCAGCTATGATGTATGGGGATTCATTTCCAGCATATAGAGCACAAAGATACTTTCCAGAAATTGATTTTATAGAAGGAGATTATTTTGATAATATTAAAAATAGATTACCAGAGTATTTCGTATGAGTATAGCAATTAACAGGCCGGATTTTGCTAATAGAACTTTACAGAAAATCAAGAAAGGTCAAGGGTACAGTTGGAATTTAATTACGTTACAAGTAATTCAAGAATATGTTGAAATGGTTGAAATTATAACCAAAGATAAATCAACATTTGGGGTTGATATTTATTATGAAGCCCTGAAATTAAAGAAAATTATGAAAGAACAAATACCAGAGCATTTCACATAGGAGATAAGATGAAACCTTTAAATAGAAAATGTGTAAAATTTCCAGGTAAAACTGATTGTCACCCTGAACCGGGATATCAGAATTGGTGGGAAGATGTTGGTGATATTGGAGCAGGTAAGCTCAAACAAAACTTAGAAAATGAAATACTAGAAGAAATTCTTGATATGGATGAAAAAGATGAAGGACAAATTGATGAAGAACCAGGAACATAGCAATAAAAATTGTTGGTGTGGTGGACATAATCATAAAAACCGTAAGAAAAATAAAAGACATAATTCTACTAAACGTAGATTATCTCAGAAAATAAATAGAAAATTTATTAGTGAAATGAAGGGGAAATAATGAGAGAATTAGTAGGAAAAGCTTTTATGACTAAAGATGGCGGTGCATCAATTATTAAGATAAAAAATGGAAATGTCATATTTGAATTGACTTCAAATAGATTTCGTAAACCAGTAATGCTAAGTATACAAGAGCTAGTTACTAATTATATGACCAAAGATAGCGTATTATACGGAAAAATTAAAATAGAATATCCAGAATATTTTATATAAGGAGAAATAATGGATTTAAAATTTAGTAATTTTCCACCCATTCTTAGGATTACAAGCTTTAGAATAAGATATTCCTAACTCTAATAAATGTCGTTTTATACCACCTTCAAAGAAATATTCATTTCCTTCAGGGTCTATAACGTGCCAAGATTTTGCATTTGGATTATTAGCTCCAAGTTTACCTTGAGAAAGTTTTTCACGAACCTCTGGCCTCTTGGCTGGATTTTCGGCTCCAAGTAATTTGCCTTTAGAATTGATAGACATTTTTAATTTTGATTCTTCCGTATGATTTTTATTATACATTGAATTATTTGAACCTGAGACTTGAGGTCGTGGACCTCTCATTTTTAGTTTCGATTCATCTGAATGTTTTTTATTATAAAATGGATTTTTTTCGCCAGTCATTTTTATAGACATTTCTTTAGAAAATATTGTTTTTACTAATGAATAATTTTTACTAAAGCTTCTAATATTTTCATTAGAAACATCAAAATTATTCATACATTGAATTGCATAAGATAACTTACATTTATATTTTATATATTCTGACATTTTATACAATAATAAGTGGGCAATATAATGCTCTCTTGGTGTTAATCTAATCAAGTTAGATTTGTTATTAGTTCCACCTGCACATTTGGGAACTATATGGTGAGTTTCAAAATATCCTTCATTTATGGCGGTATTTTGTCTCTTTAATATTAAGTTATTATAAATTTTTGAATAATTCAATCTAAGCCTTTGGTATTGGTTGCGTTATTTTATTTATATTTAATAAAGTTATGGTATAATATAATATATACGAAGGAATAATTATGATAAATACAAACAAACCGTATAAAATTTATGCGGACACAATAGAAGATGACGCTTTACGTCAATTTGAAGAAACTATGAACCAAGATTGCACTATTCAAGGTGCTTTAATGCCAGATGCACATAAAGGATATACACTTCCTATTGGATGTGTATGGAAAACAAAAGATAAAATATTTCCATCAGCAGTCGGGTATGATATTGGATGTGGTATGTGTGCTACAAAGTTAGATATTACGGCTGATGAGTTAGATTTAGAAAAGTTACGTGATGGTATTGTAAAAAATATTCCAATAGGAATGAATCGTCATAAAAAAGCCCAAGCTTATAAACCATTTGTACATACTGAAGTTGCTGCTAAAGCTTATGAGTCTTCAGGTAAATACCAATTAGGTACTTTAGGTGGTGGAAATCACTTTATTGAAATCGGAACTGGTAATGATGGTAAAGTCTGGATTGTAATTCACTCAGGTTCTCGTGGTTTCGGCTACAAGATTGCTGAGCATTATATGAAAGAAGCTGCTATTGATAATACTGATGAAGCTCGTTATGAAACAGAGTTTGACAATAAACATAATTGGCGAGAACGTGACCCAGAAAAATATGATGCAGCAAAGAAAGAGTTTGTTTATCGTCGTGTTCGTGCACGTTTATCGACTAATATTGAAGGTCATTATGGCTTAGATATTAATTCAGAACGTGGTAAAGACTATTTGAAAGACCTTGATTGTGCCTTAGAATATGCTTTAGAAAACCGTAAACGTATGATTAATGAAATTGAAAAATTAATGGGTTCTCCTAAGGTTTTAGATTTTATTAACCGTAATCATAATCATGCTGAAGTTACAGGTAATGAAGTTATTCACCGTAAAGGTGCAACTCACGCTGAATTTGGTATGAAGGGAGTAATCCCAGGAAATATGAAAGATGGTTCATTTATTGTATCTGGTAAAGGAAATGCGGATTCTATGAATTCTTCATCTCACGGAGCCGGTCGTGTTTTATCACGTTCTAAAGCTAAGAAAACTTTAGACTTAGATGAATTTAACAAAACGATGAAAGATGTTGTAACCAACCATACTGATGGTACTTTAGATGAGTCTCCAAAGGCTTATAAAAATATTTTTGAGGTTATGGATTTACAATCAGACTTAGTGGAAATTATTGACAAGGTAACTCCAATATTAAACGTAAAAGGATAAATATGGCATTCAGTGAATTAGAAATTGAAGCAATAAAAGAGGTGCTAAACGCGAACCCAACTGCAAAAATATTTTTGGGGTCCGATAGTCAAAGACAAAAGAAAAAGAAAATCAAGTATGCTACAAGTCTAGTAATACATTATATTGATGAAAATGGAATTGGTAAAGGTGCAAAAGTCTTTACTGATATTCTGATGGAAGATGCAATTAAGGAAAACTTATCTCGCCCATTTGTAAGAATGATGAGAGAAGTTGAATTAGTTACTGAACTGTATATGTCTTTAGAAGATGTATTACTTGAAAGAGATGTTGAAATTCACTTAGATGTTTCTCCAAATAAAGGTGATGGTTCTAATGTTGCTTATGGAGCAGCTGTTGGATATGTTAAAGGATTTATTGGATTAGACCCAGTAACAAAACCTGCTAGTATGTCATTTGCAGCAAGCTGCGTTGCCGACCGTTATTCAAAATAATTAATATCTTATAAATAAAATATAAGAGATATTAAATGTGTATGTGAGTTGCTCTTTCAGGACTCTTCTCATATACATTTAATGTAGTCCTGAAACCTACACTCTTATAATTAAATTTATAGGAATTAATATGTTAATATATAAACATACTTGCTCAATTAATAATAAATCATACATTGGTTTAACTACACTTACCCTTCACAGACGATTAAAAGAACATCTTAAACAAGTAAGATTCGGTTCTAAATATCATTTTCATAATGCAATTAGAAAATATGGAATTGAAACATTTACTTCTGAAATATTAGAAGATAATATAATTGATAAAGAAATTCTAAAACAAAGAGAAATATACTGGATTAAGCATTATAATACTTTTTTAGGAGAAGGTTATAATATGACTGATGGTGGAGATGGATGTAATGGTGGAAAATTACCTTTGAGCCATTTAATTTGTAAAAATTTAGAAACTGGATTATATTTAATGGTACATAAAAATGAGTTTAAATTAAATAATAATTTAGTTGGCCCAAATTATGGTAATAAGCATTCAAAAGAAACAATAGAAAAATATAAAACGGATAGAAAAGGCCAAGTTCCTTGTAAAGACCTAGATGGTAATTATTTAACCGTTTCTAAAGAAGAATATGAAGAAAGAGACGATCTAATTGGTGTATGGAGTGGTAGAAAACATTCAGAAGAGTATAAGAAAAAGATGAGCATAATAGGGTCAGGTAAAAATAATGCAATGGCTGTTATAACAGAAATTTATAATGAAAATGATGAATTAATGTTTAGTTGCGAAGGCAGTTTTAAGAAAACTTGTGAAGAAAACAATTTACCATTAAGTGCTCTTGGTAAATCAATAAAAACTAAAACTCCAATATATTTAAATATTTATCCAAAAATTATAAATAAGTTAATAGATAAAAAGTGGTATCAATATAAAGGTTGGTATGCTAAAACAAAGGATAAATTATTTGTGTAATCGCAGCTAAAAAAGTAAGATTAAAAAACAGTGATGTCGAAAATTGGATGCTTTACAAAATCAGGGACAGGAACTATGACCCAGAATATAAGCTAGAAGTTGAAAATAAAAAAGGTGTTGAAACTCTATTTTTAACAGACCAGGCTACAGCTTGGAGTGAAGGTGTAAATTCTGAAGGACTTATGATAGTTTCAGCTGCTTTAGATAATCACACAGACCTTGATGATAATGGTGTTTCTTCAGGTGACCGTCCAGCTACTGGTGGTCAAGTTGAAAAAACTGAAACACTTAGAACAGCAATGACCTCAAAAACAGTTAAAGATGCTGTTAAAATACTTACAGATGATAGATTTATCGGTACATCATTTGTCTCAGATGGTGACTCGCTAACAATATTAGAAATCTACGTAAATGATAAGGCTTATCAAAGAGAAATTGATAAACTTGATGCTAAAGAACTTGAAAAAATGCAAATTGTAGATCAAGTTTATAAAATCATGGAAGGTATCACTGATGCCGATTATGATATTGCTTCGCATGATGTTAAAAAAGATACAGTAGCGGTTAGAACTAATCATGGAAAGCTTTTATCTAAAGCTGGTTACCAAAAAGATGATGATGATTTAACTGGATATACTTCTTCAATGTTAAGAAAAAAATATTCAACAGATGCACTAGAAAAACTTGGTGATGATGCTCACCCATTCGATGCTTTAACTGCTCTTAAGAATCTAAAAAATGTTGATAAAGAGGTTATTAATAACCCAATTCGTATTAAACTTAAGAAAGATAAAGATGGTAACTTTCCATATTACAGTTCAACTATTATTATGCTTACTCCAACTGGAACAATGTTTGCTGTTCCTTTAGATAGTGAAGTAGATGAAAAATCTAAGCTTGTTTTAAAAGATGATAGAAAAGTTGACTTCATTTTACTTCCACAAGCATTACCCCTATTTGAAAATCACTCTGATTTTATCACTAATATTTATGCTAAAGAATATGATAACGTAATGTTTAATGAAGAAGTATTTAATATGTCTAAGATGTCTTTAAGAGAACGTTTGATTTATACTAGTTCATAATTATAAATAAAGTATGAAATATAATTATATTAAAAAGTAATAATAAATATTTATATAAGGGTCCGAAAATATTAAGCGGTGGTAATACTGAATTATTCTCAAGAAATATTTGGAAATAAATAGAATTATAAATAAATAATAAAGGGTACAGATGGATTATACTGAATTAATTAATGAAAAAATTGGTAAATTAATGACTGATGAAATTTCTGCTGCAACTATGTATATTGAGGCAGCTCAGTATATTGCAGATTTAGAGCTTGCTGAAGAAATAAAAACTCACGGTCAAGAAGAGTTTGAACATTTTCAAGAACTTATGCAATATGCCATTTCACATAATCTTAAAACAAATTATGATTTTGATAGAAAAGTTATTAAAAATATTTCTAGAGATACTAAAACTTTAATGAGAGTTATACAAAATTTAGAGAAAAAAGCAATAGCAAATTATAGAGAAATCGCTCTACTTGCTAGAGAAAATAATGATATAGAATCTGAACAATTCTTTATGTCATTAATGAAAAAAGAAATGGAACATTTTGATGATGTTGCACAGAAGACGGGTGAACACCGTAAACTTGGTGAATCGTTAACTAAGTTTAAGAAATTTAAAAATGAATTTAATAAAATAAAAGGGCAATAAATGGGATTTAAAAAATATACACAAGACAAAGATTTAAAGGTTGTTAATGAAGCAGAAACTGCTATTATTAATGAAGATTTTAGAGAAAGCGACTTACAAAAAGTAGGTGTACTTCTTTCTAAAATGGCTACTAAAAAATTAGGTACAGGTAAATTTGATTTTATCTGGTCTGAAAGATTTAAAAAAGATAATGGCCAGACTGGTATTGGTGCTTTATTCGCTTCAACTAATGGTGTACTTATGAGATATAATTACTTAAGTAAAGCGAAAAAAGGTTACTCAGTAAATTCTATTGATTACTGGGAAGTAGGTAAAAGATTAGGCGAAGCTCCATCTAAATCTATTTCTTTTCAAGGTCAAAATATTGTTGAATTAAGTTCATTATTATTTGAATTTCTAGCTACTGGTAAACTTGATGAGTCTACAGATGGTGCTTATAATTCATTTGAAGAACTTGTAAATGAAGCTACGGCGTCAGAGAAAAAAGAACAGCGTAAAGCATTTGCAGCAGAGCATGGTATTAAAGCTTCTTATGCTGAAGGTTATACATCTCTTCAAAAAGTTGCAATTAAACAAGGACTTGAAAACGAATTTTATGAAGCATGTGGTGGAACATTAAATGTTTCTTCTAATGTTGGTGAAGTAACTTCTAAACAAAAAGAATGGGCAGAAGACCAAAAACAACTAGGGCCAAGTGGTGTATTTGCTGACCCTGAATATGTATTCCAAGATATGGAAGAAGCAGCTAAAGTTGTTGCAAAAGGTGGTTGGAGATCATTAATCATTGCTGGTGATGGTGGACTTGGTAAAACTTATGGTGTTAAACAAGTACTTACTCAAGAACTTGGACCGTACGGCGAAGGACCAATGGGAAAATGGGCATTCTATGAAGGTCTTAAAGCATCTCCATTTGGTTTATTTAAGCTTTTACTATTAAATAAAAGAAAACTTATTGTATTTGATGATTCAGATTCTATCTGGTCAGATAAAGATATGACAAATATGATGAAAATCGTTACATCTGATTCAGGTGATAGAGGTATTTCGTGGACTGCAAACAGTACAGCGAATGTTTCAATGATGGACAAATATGAAAGACAAGCATACGAAGATGAGTATATTGAAGCTATTATGGAAGACCCTAATACTAAAATTAAACCACCTTCTACATTTAACTTTGAAGGTTCAATGATTAATATTTCTAATATGCCAGCTGATAAATTTGATAATGCTATTAAATCTCGTGCTATCTTTATTAACTTATTCTTAGCCCAAAGAGATGTATTACGTCGTATGGCTACAATTTCTAAACTTCAAGGTGAACCTGAAGATGAAACTTTAGAATTACTTGAGATGATTGACCCAGATGCTGCAGATGCTTTAAAAGGTATTGGTAAATATGGTGGTGAAGTTAAGTATGTTACTCCTGAAGATGCTCGTAAAAGTAAAAAACTTAATATGCGCACTTTAGATATTGCACGTGCCTTCAAACGTGCAGGTGTCAAAAACATTAAACACATGGTTTCCCTGTATGCCTGATAACTTTAAGCTATACTTAATATAGCTTAACAGAGCAAGTTAATAATTCATTTATACTTGCTCCTTTAAGAATTCTTTCACCCTTATATTTAAGGTGTGAAAATTTCTTAGATACTTCCTTCTCTAAATCTAAAGCATCTTGACCATTTAAAAAAGATATTTCATATAATACAGTCATTCTATCTCTATCTTGTTTCTCATATCTTAGTTTAAAACTTCTATTTGTTATTCCAAATTTATATGCAATACCATTATCAATTCTAGCGAAATAAAATGTTGCAGGTTTCATAGGGTCAAATCCGCCTCCACCCTTAGTCATATGTTTACAAACTTCATCCATAATATTCATTCTATGAGCAGCATGATAAGCAGCTCCACATTTATTCTTAAAATCGGTTCTTTTCGTATATTTTAATGTTTCTATTTGTATTGTTTCTTGAGTCCATCTAACTACTTTTTTCATGTGACTACATATATAGTCTACATTTAATAATTCTTTATGTCTAGTCATATAACAATATGCAGCACCCGCATTAAGTTTAAACTCACTTCTTGTGTTATACGGAATTGCAGCAACCCGTAAAGTTTCATTATTCCAATTAAGATTTCTTTTGATTTTTGGCATGTGGTTCCTATAAATTTAATTATAAGAGTAAGTTGTCCGACTTAAATTTCTTATACTACACAGTCGGACAGAGAATGTAGCATAAGAAATGTATCTCTTATACATTATTTATAAATATATAAAACTACTCAAGGAAATAATATGAGTTTAAAAAATTACATGAACGAAAGTACTCAAGTTGATGAACAAGTTGTAAAATACTTAGCATTAACAGAATTAATGGAAATGGATTCTAGTGCTCTTAATGAGAGTACTATTAATGAAACTGCAGAAAATATTGTTGAAGGTTTAAACGATAAACTTAATAAATTAGGTTTAAAAATTCACAAAGGTTCTGGAATACTAGATTATATTAAATCATTTGCTACTGGAGTAGGGAAAGTATTCTTAGCTCTAATTAAAGGTGATACAGTTAAAGCTAAAGAAATTCTTAAGACACTGAAGAAAGAAGACGTTTTAGACTTCATCTATAAATTAGATTTAGGTACATTACATTTATTCACAGGTCCTCTGCACATGATAGATGCTTGGACGGGTTGGGATTTATCTGCTAACATTAAACAGCACATGGCTAAAGCTCAAAGCTTAGCTCAAGTATTCAAAGATGCTGTTATAAAACTTAAAGATACAATTGTTAATGGTTTCTCAGGAAAACAACAAAAAAATCTTATGAAACATGCTCAAGCACTTGAAAATGGTGCAGGAACTGCAGCAGTTTAACCCCTTTCTATCCATAACTAATATTAGTTTAAGCTTCACTTGTTATAATAAAGAATAACAAACAAGGAGGCTTAAATGCCAGAAACTCAAGAAATACCTCAAGAACAAGTACCCGCAAATTCAGAAATCGCTACTATTAATGGTAAGCATTATTTCAAACACTCTATGTCAGAAGAACAAATTGGTGCATTTGACCAAGCTATCGAAATTTCAGGAAAAATTGAAAAACTAAAAATTGGTATTCGTGATGCTCAATATGGCCGTCAATACCTTATTAATTTTATTGAATCTGGTGCGGACACAATGAAAGAATATATCCCAGAACCTGAAGTAAATGGTGAAGATGGTGAAGATGAGTCAGCTGAAGAGACTGCTTAATGTCAAATAAATTAGTTGTACTTACAAATAATGTAGTATTAATCGGTGATGCAACGGATACTGCATCTGGTGTCCTAATTGCAAAACCTCACAGTATACAACCTACTGCTGAGGGTCTTCAAATCCAACCCTTTTTAGAACAGTTTACTGGTCAAGAGTGGAAAGAGATTGAAATTAAAACTGAACATATTCTAGCTTTAACTGATGCTGAAAATAATGATGTTCTTACAGCTTACCTCCAGAAAATTTCTGGAATACAATTAGAAGATAAAAAAATTATTATATAACTTATTAGTAACTTAATAGTTTATAATAAATCTTCTAATTCCCTCTTCATTTAAGCTCTTTTTAATCTTTATTATGGTATAATATAGAATAAAGGACTTAAATGGCACTTACATTTTATTTCCCAGTTGGATTACCTGGCTCTGGAAAGACTACATATTTAAAAAACTTAGCAACGAATGTTTCAATATGGAATACCGTCGAATATTTTGATGCTGATAAAGGTTTCTCAAGTATAGAAGAATTAATTAATGCTTTAGATAAAAAATATAATAAGAAATATCCAACGGATTATTCACCTATTATATTAGTTGATGGCTTATTCATAAGTAATGAAGTCCATAAAAAAATAGTCAATAGCATGGATAAGAAAATGAAATATGCTAGTAAAAAGTTTATTGTATTCAATGGGGACGAAGAGACTCTATTATTTAATGATGCAAAAAGATTTAATTCAGGCGAGAGAGCTAAAAATACGGCTATAAGTATTAAAAATTTAAAAATGGAAACTAATTATATTAGAGAGAATAAATTAGTCAAGGAGGAAATAAAAGTGGAAAAATTTAATTATTTGTATAACTTAAGAAAAAGTTTAGATGTTGGTGATATTATTTCATCATCTCAATGGTCGACAGGTGGAACTTATGGAACTTGTTGGGATGAAAATGGACCTACAGAAGTATATCCAGATGAACCATTAAAAATTAATCGTAGCGATTTCTGGGAATTATTTAGTGTATTAGATAAGTTATATAAATTCAAATCAGAAAAAGAAGTTGATTTAATTAGCTACATATATGAAGATTTAGCTGATATTGAAGAAGAAGATGAAAGTGATTATTACGGTGGTTACCAAACTCATGACCGTTATAAAATTTATACAAGTGAAATTATAAGATTATTCCATAAAGATAAATATGGAATTGAAGGCGAAGATTTTAACTCTGCATATATTGAAGAGAACTTTCCAGAAATCTTTATTTAAGCCAGTTTTAATGTTAAACATGGTATAATATAGAGAAGGATTATTATGACATTTAAAGAAAAATATGGAGATAAATCAAATGAAGTATATGATGGAGATTTAGATATAACAGGTGAAGGTTTAACATCTTTAGAGGGTTGTTATAAAATAATCAAAGGAAACTTTGATTGTTCTGATAATAAAATAAAGTCTTTTGAACATTGTCCTGATGTCAAAAGAGATTTTAATTGTTCATATAATAAAATAACGTCATTTAAACATTGTCCGGATATCAAAGGATATTTTGATTGTTCTAATAATGAACTAACGTCATTTGAACATTGTCCAGATATAAAAGGATATTTTGATTGTTCATATAATAAAATAACTTCTTTTGAACATTGTCCTGATGTCAAAAGAGACTTTTATTGTTCTAATAATAAAATAACTTCATTTAAACATTGTCCGGATATTAAAGGTTATTTTGATTGTTCATATAATAAAATAACGTCTTTTGAACATTGTCCGGATATCAAAGGAGACTTTTATTGTTATAATAATAAAATAACGTCTTTTGAACATTGTCCTGATGTTAAAGGGAGCTTTAATTGTTATAATAATAAAATAACGTCATTTAAATATATTAAATATTATAAAACTATTAATTTTGATTTAGAGCATTTAGAACGTTCGGAATATCTAGAATACTGTAATATACATTATCCAGAATATTTGGTTTAAATTTAAGTAAAATTTAAGCTCTGTTTAATATTAAACATGTTATAATATAGTATATAAAGGATTGAATATGAGAGTTTATGAATTATACACAAAAAGTTTAAATACAGATTGGCACAAAGTTCAGCAACATTCAAATAAACAGTTTATTGGTTATGTTACTCAAGAATATATTAAAGCTAAAAAGAAAGCTATCAAGAAAGGTCATTTAGTTATTGAGGGAATATTTTCCTTATTATTAAGGCTACTAAAATTCAAATGATTGATTATGGCAAGATAGATAAATCGTATAACGCTCATTTGAATTTTAAAATGATGGAAGAAGAAATTGAAACAGCTAAATCTGTTATAGAAGCTCTTCAAATTATTAAAGATTGGACTGAAGGAATAAAATGATAAATCAAGAATCAGCAAGACATTATGGGATTCATACTAAAATTATAGAATCTAAAACTAAGTTTAATGAATTTGCTTTAGAGACCATTAAGAATAATAAAAATGTTACACCGACAATGCAATTATTTTTACCTGCATTTGTTGATTATGTTTCACTTTTAGAAAATAGAAATATACTTAATGATTATTTTAAAGCAGAGTTATATAATTTAGCACAAAATAACAATTTTGAATGTTACAGAGAAATGTTCCCGGAGTATTTTATATGAAAGATGCAATAGAAATTTCAATTAGCCATATAAAAGTTAATCTTAGAAATAATAAGGAAAGTCTTAATAAGTATATGGCTTTACCTTATGATGAAAGAATAAAGTTCAGTTGTAAAACACAACATTATAAGTACAGAATTGAATATTTTGAAAAAATGTTAAAGATGTATGAAACTGATTTACCGGAGTACTTCGTATGATTTATAGATGGAAAATATCACAATTAGGAGAACATGAGCATGGTTACATGGCTGAAAGTCCTTTCTAATACATTAGAACATTTAATTGAAGATATTTTATATAAGAGTTATCCGTCAGAAAAACATAATTTTAGTAAAGTTTGGATATGGGAAAAAGCAAAAAACAATGCAAGATTTATATGTTATTATAAACCCAGCCAAGTATTAAAAACAATTAAAAATAAATATCCGGAGGAATTCGTATGAGAAACCCGATGAGAAACACAAACATACCAAAGAACAAAAAGAAGTTCAAGCATAATTTATATAAGCCCAAGGTTAATGATATTCTTAGAGTCATTAGACAAGAAACGGCCAAGTCAGATAAATATGATGAAATAGTTTTTGTTAAAAGTTTTTACAATGGTGTACCACTTTTGATAATAGTTGACATAGATGCTGCATATAGCAATTCACAACCATTTAATATTAACGGTGCGAATTATTATCAAAAAGATTCGCCAGTATTATTTGAAGAGAATTTTAAATGGAAATTTGAATTCATTGCAAATCTAGGTAAAATACCAAGAACTGAAATTTATGATATGTCTTGTGATATAGCCCCAGAATTTTTTATATAAGGAGATAGAATGATAGTAACAGATTTATTAGGAATACCAATTAAAGTTGGAGATACAGTTTTATATTCTGTATCTGGGGAAAAATCGATGTATAGTGGTGTCAATACTTGTCAACATTTTAGTTGTGAAGTCCTGGAGATTCACGATTTTGAGTGGGCTGTTGGAAAGTATAATCATAAACTTATTGTTGCCGTTCCAGAATATAGTAATCAAACTAGAATAGAGTTATTTAAAGAGGCATCTGGCAGCCAAAGCAGGTATGCGAGAAATCCCAAAGAAGCTAAAAAGTTTTTAGAAGAGAGTTCATTTGAAAAACAGAGTATTATGAGTAATGATGTAATGAATATTACTGAAATTGAAACATTAGCTCAACAAGAACATGCGGAGTATTTAATCTTAGCTTATGGTGTTAACAGAATGGACCTGAGAACGGTTATATGTGCAAATGAAGATGGGCTATATTTTAAAGACGATGTGAATCCTTATAATTCGCTAAAATGTGTAGTTGTTACAGAACAAATAGAAAACAACAAAATTAAACATGCGGAGTATTTCATATGAAAGCAAGAGTAATAAGAACTAAAAATGGGCACTACAGAGTACAGTGGAAAACTGGTTGGTTTTGGTGGTATTTAACAGAGCAACAACATAACATTCAAGACTGAAAAAGAAGCGAATTTAGCTATGATTGAAATGGTCCAAGAGCATAAAGTAAAAAATTATAATGCTTCTCAAGCTGGTATAGTTTCTGAATTTACATCAGAGCAACTAGAAGAAAAATTTGCAGAGTACATGGTTGCTTTGATATTTATAAATATATTAGTATTTAGTACAACCGGAATTGCAATAATTTAATTAAGGATAATTATGTCTAAAAATTTAATATATGATAATAAGTTAAAAGATAAGAATATAAGTGTTATAAGGCTTGATAATTATATTAATAATTACACCCAGATTTTACATAAGTGTATATGTGGAAATGAGTGGGAAGCACAACCAAATAATATATTAAGTGGTGGATTTTGCGGTTGTAAAACTAATGCGAAAAAGACTCAGAATTGGTATATTAAAAAACTTATAGATAAAAATATAGAAGTTAAACCGATAGAAGAATATATTAATATAAAGACTAAAATTTTACATAAATGTACTTGTGGAAATGAGTGGGAGATTACACCAAATAATGTTCTCTCTGGACAAAAATGCGGGTGTATAATAGGCCCAAAAAATAATACTAATGAATGGTATTTAAAAAAACTAAAAGAGAAAGGTATAAAAGTTATACCATTAGAGACTTATATAAACATTAGAACAAAAATTTTACATAAATGTATATGTAATAGTGAATGGGAAGTTAGCCCGCTGAGTATTATAAATGGCAATAAATGTGGGTGTGCTAAAAGATTAAATTTGAGGGATAAAGAATTCTATAAAAATAAAGAGACTGTCTTATATTACATAAAAATTAAAGGTTTATATAAAATCGGAGTTACATTATATAAAAATTCTATAGAGGAAAGTTTAAAAAAGAGATTTTTTAAACAAAAGTATGAGGTAATAGAAGTGGATATATTTAAAGATGGTAGTGAAGCGTTCACATTAGAACAACAGATATTAGAATTTAACAGAGAATACAGATATTTAGGCGAGAAAGTTCTTAAATCTGGAAATACTGAATTATTTATTAAGGATATAAGATGATAGACCCAAAAAAATTAAAAATTAATGATACATTAATATTTTATGATGGGATAAGAAAAACTCATCACATTGGGATATTCGAGGGTTATTCTATAAAAAATGACCCGGAAATTTGCGATATACATTCTAGTTATGGACCAACTGTTTGTAATATTCTAAGTTTTACCGAGAACTTAGGTAACATAGGAAATATTGATACAGTCAGAGAATTATATCCGGAGTATTTCGTATGAAAATATTAGTAGACACTGATAAAAAAATAATAGATATAGAAGAATCCCTAGATAAAATTGTGATTAAAGATTTATATAATAACATAAAGCATAAGTGGCGATATAACGAGCAATTACTTAACTATGAATTCCCAATGAGTATGGCAACATTAGAGATTGGCAGCATGAACTCAGACTGGAAATTATCTGAAAAAATATTAAAGAATTTATTTGGGGCATTAGTACAAGGCAAAGATGAATATGCTTGCTTATATTCATTAGTTGAAGTAAGAGGACATGCTTGTGTTAAAATTAAATGTGATGAATTCGATATTACTACTAAATTAGTAAACTATATTGAGGATTGGACTGGGTATAATATAGGTACAGCGAGTATTGGTGCTCACATGATACCACTTCCTGTGCCAATAATGAATGAACGTTTATATACAACAGAATTTTTTGGGAGGGATATTGACGAGATTAGAGAAAAATATCCGGAGTATTTTGTATGATTTTATTTAATTTTAATATTAATAGGTTATAATAGAATATGAAAGAGATTAAAAATAGCACTTATTGTATCAGGATTCATAATAGAGAGTGGCTAAATTTTAACATGCATGTTGGT